GATAGCCGAGCGGCACAAACTCCCATAAATATGAAAGTTGCTCCTCCCAAGATGAAGACATCTGGCCGCTGTACCCATCAAGACCGAAAGCCTCATTTGCATAGCGCGCTAACTCATCACAAACCGGATCACCCTTATTCGCTGACTCAAAGCGCCATGATGCACTTAATAAAGTCTGCCTAAGCATGGTCCAAGAGCGGCGAACGATTGGATCACTCGATAGCATTGATTCAGCTTCTAAGACCCAATTCTTCCCGGTGAGCTTTGGATTCTGTTCTTTTCCAACGATCGAACCAGAGGCTAGATTAGTTCCCGTTATACCCTTGATAGTAAACCGTGGGGTATACGCGGGCATGTGCTCAGGGTCACGCTCTGTATTGATCATATGTTCACCTCTTTTTAATTAAGTGAATATAATCGCTTTAAATGTCAAGCACCTTAAAACAGCAACGCCCGCGAAGGAAGGAGCGCGAGCGAAGCAAAAAGGAGTTGCTCAATATATACAAAAAAGAAAAGCGACCCGCAAGGATCGCCTTTCAAAGTGGACTTTTTTTCTACCCGACTGCGGCCTCAGGTCGGTTTAACTTCTTTGGTGAACAGTCGGGACAAATAAGATGAAGAATGATGAATCAGAAGTCAATAAACTTTCGACCGCCAACTTTAACCCGCCGTGATCCGCTCGCGCCTCTCGCCTTCACTCTTGACATAGCTCTTTCAACGTCATCATTCCACCGCCAGAAAATGCAATCATATCGTAGCGCGTCAATTGGATCTTCTCGACCGTCTTTTACTGGCTCGTCTTTAGTGTTCGCCCATGAATAAGACATGATTGACTTGCGCAAGCTGTTACCCTGGGCGCGGTCGCCCGCTTCCCAAACTTCACGAGTGATTAAATATTCTTTTCTTGCGAGCGCTCTTTTAAGCTTTTGGATACCGTTTAAGATATTCGTCCTTATTGGGTCCGTTGTCCATTTCAAAGGAAGCCCTATTCCTCGCGGTGGATCGCTTCCAAGATGTCTAAATGCAGAGATTCCGCTGTGATCCGATCGAGCGGCGCCGGCTTTGTCAGCTACTCCATCATCAAGCCAGATGCGCGGAGACGGTGCATATTGTTTGATCTTGCGCGGCCAAGCTATAGCCATGATCAGTTGCGCTAAGTCATCAAGACTCACTTCGCGCGGGTTCAACTCTCCGCAGATTATGTCTGCGTTTAAGTCTGGATCGTGAACAATGATCAAAACAGAGGGCTTTCTAAATCCCCAGTCAATCGCAATCCGCCCTTGAAGATGTTCGCGATATTTCCAATTATCTACAACGTGTCCCTCTGTCCACTCAGACAACACTAGACCGCTAGGCGGTTGCGGTTTATTCTCGATCATCGCGAGCCGCTCCGCCTCTGGTAAATGCTTTACAGCTTCAAACCATTCATCAGATAGATTCGCTTTGTTGACGTGTGAAGAATAGAACAAACAGCGCCCGCCGCTTTGCTCTGCTAACTTGACCCACCAAGCGCCCGACACAGGCAAGCCAACCATGACAAGGCAAGGACTAGGGCCAGATCTCAAACGGCCTAAAGCTTTGTAAGCAACTTCAGCCGATGGGAAGACCTGACATTCATCTATGAATGCAAAGCCTGACGTGATGTTTAAACCTTCGAGCGGGTTGCTAGTGCTCTCTTTTGTTCCCGGTCGAAAGTATGAGCGGCACCAAATACTTGAGCCGGTGTTGGGATCTTTCCACTCCCCTTTTAACTGGTTGTATGTCCAACCTAGAGGACTTAACCACTTCTCGAGCTCGGGACCCAAGACAGAACGATAGCGCGGGGCGGTGTCTGTGACTAAAAGAGAAGACGTACCCGGTCGCCATGTCGCCACATAAAGAAGACCGAACACGAGCGCGCTTGTCTTGCTCGCTCCCCAACCCGCGCGAACCGCAACAAAAGCATTTTTCTGAGTGATCGCGGCGATAAGTTCTTTTTGTAGCGCGGTGTATTCAAGTTTCATCGGCCTTCATACACTCGGCGAATCCGCTCAAGTCTCTGCTCTGGAGTTAACTCCATGTAAGCAATCGCCGCCCTTGTCGCTACCTTTCGATAAACATCATTTGAACGATCAATCACCGGTTTTGATGGCTTCGGCTCATCTATTAAAGAAGGCTTCGAGCGCTTGCGGTTTCGGTACGCTTGCGCCCTTCGTTCCCTTCCGCCATCTTCACGATAACGTTTAAGCCGTTGAGCGCGGCGAGCCTCTTCTTTTTCAAGGTCTTCTTCGTAAGTTGTCGGCTTTGCGATCCTTCGAACTGCGTTGTAACGGCTCATGTCTTTTGCCTCTTTCTGTATTCCCGCTGATACTCTCGGAACTTCTTGCGCCGTGCTTCCTTCTCTTCTGGCGTCTCGGCGGCTCGCTTCAATCTGCGCTGTCTTAACTTCTTCTGATACTGCGCTTCACTCATCTTCAGATATTGCCGCTTTGCTTCGTTCATAGTGCTTTGTACTCTCTGTAATATTCACGCGCATATTTTAAGCGCTTCTCTCTTTGCTCGGGCGTCTCTTTAGATCGTCTCAACTGATTACGTTCACGTTGTTTCTTTAATCGTCTCTCTCGTTGCTCGGGCGCTTCATTCCTTCGCCTATCTCGCCGCCTCTTTAATCGTCTCTCTCGTTGTTCTGGCGTCTCGTTATTCTTCATCACTTTCATTCATCAACTCACTAGTTTGTTCAATCATCGCACTCACCATCTCTAATTGTTTTTGAGCGCCTTCATTAGTGCTTACCGTCAGCTCTTTCTTCTCGCCGTATGCGTCCGGGAATCTACGCGCCAACATCCAAGACATCGCGCGCCAATCTGTAGGGCTATCGCTATCACTGCCCATCATAAAGCGCGTTTCAATATTTCCTAGACCTTGATCAATAGCTTCGTCGACTAGGTCGCGAATATCTTGATCTTGATCCATCCATTGATAAAGAATCTTGCGCGGCATCTTAGCCAAACCGCAAGCGCCCCGGATAGATTGACCCAATCTAAGACGCTCAAGCATAGCAACAAAACGAGGATCATTCGCGCGCGCGTTATTGGTCACTTCTGCGGCTTCTCTTTGCGCTAGTCCGTCAAGATCGCTTTTCATGTTATTTCTTCCTTTTTAATTCAAGCTCTTTAATGATCCGTTGCTCAACTTTTGAAGCAAGATGACTTACTCCATAAGTCATAAATGATAAACACTGCGGCGTTGTTCGCTCATTGATATTAATCTTTCGATCTGCTTTTCGTTGGTTCTTAATGTGCATGATAGAAAGTCGAGCCGATGAAATATAAGTATCTTTCACGATCTCGATAATACCTTTATACACCGCTTCTGATTCTGCATTTCTGAAGCCCTTGCGGTGAAATATAGAAATCTCCTTCCATATGTCATGATCCTTATTTCCGTATAAGATGCCGCCCTTCTCACTGTGATCATAGCGGAAAGGATAAACTACACCATCATCATATAAGAAGTTTTCGAACTCATCACTGTCAAGCTCATCATTGGCCGCATGACGCTTCCACATGACTTTGATTACCGGCTCGTTTCTGCGCTTGTTTACTTCACGCCCTTTGACCTCGCCGCCCTCTTTACCTACCTCTGGATTGTTCGCAACACTTCCACCGCTCGAAGACTCGCCGCGCTTCTCGTTTGATTCTGTCTCTCTCTGGTTTTTGTTATTCGTTGGCGTACCGTTCGCCGCTGACAATTCGCCCGGTGTAAAATCGTTAACGCCTTCTGAATCAGCTACAAAGCGCTTCTCCTCTTCTCTCTTCCTTGTCGTTCTCATAGTCGAGAACATCGAAGCATACTTTTTTAAATCATCTTCGCTTGTTGATGATATTTGAGAGACCTGTTTTTCAAAAGCTTCTTCAAGTAGCTTCGCTAACATTGGAGGCTTATCAAGGTCATATTCAGTTTTTAACCAATCATAATTTAACTCTTTAGTAGTTGTTAAAAACTCGTCCTTTAATTCATTCCGGCCATACTGACCAGTTACAAATTTTAATTGGTCACGCGTCTCACTTGGAAACGCTCCCGAATAAGTCCCGGTGTTTTTGTCCTCTTGAAACTCTGGCGGCGTGATGATTAAAACCGTTCGTCTTGCGACGTCTTTTTGATTAATGCCAAAACTCTTCAAGACATTATAGCCGCCTTTAATGTTGTAGAACTCGCCTCGATATTCAAAAAAGATCATACCTTTTCTTAAGTGTATGTTTTGAGCTGTAGTGATTTTAGAATTTTCTTTTGAATTTAAACTAGAAGATGAACTTATAAGTGTTTCTACCTTCCAATCCTTAAACATTTGATGTTCTGAAATATAATTATTTCGATCCAATAACTCACGAAGACCTAGAGCAAACTGTTTATTACTAGATCCAGTCACCAACTTTAAATCTGTAGCGTGGGGCTGATAAAAACCAACGCTTAATATCCTGTCTAAGTCAGAAAATCTCTGAGTGTAATACCCTCGAATGTCTCGCACTGTAATCGGATTACCATCAGCATCATGTAAAGCGGTGTTATCCTTCCGATGGTTCCCACAAAGTACCACGACAGTACCGTAACGACTCCCACCACTTGGAAGAATATTCCACCATTTCACACCTTCAAAACCTTCATCCTTGTAAGTCTCTTCAAGCAGATCAAGGTCAATCACTGAATCCGATAAAACATAATTTGGCTTGCCCTTATCATCTGTAAAAGGTCGATTATTTTCTTCATCCCACTCATAAACATCAACCGTTCGCATAACATAAGAGTTAGCCTTTTCGCTGTAAGCGAGCCAAACCATCGAATTACCCGACTTAGTATAAGACAGATAGACAAGGCCGTATTTATTCCAAGTCAAGCAGGTAGCCTTTGCACCGATTCCGAAATTGTCATGTACTCCGCTCGTCTTGCTCTTTGATGAGCTGTTATGATTACCGATGTACAACTTCAACTCATCGGCGGTCATTCCGTTTCCGTTGTCCTTCACGCATAGCCTAGAAACTCCAATTCTTTTATAAGTGTCATGGTCTGAAGTAACTTCAACGCGAGTAGCCCCGCCCTCTATTGCGTTTACATACAATTCTCTGAAGTGTTGCATAGGCGAGACTTGCATAGCGAATCTCTTCAAAGTGTTTGATGTGTTTATATCTTTGTATAGTTTCCCGAATGTGAATTCTGTTTTTGTGTTCATTGCG